ATCGCCCAGTGTTTCTGGTCAGATGTAAAATTCCGCTGATAGCGTCGCCATCGGTACAGACCGTTGATGTCACTCAGATCGTTCGGAGCAGCTCTCGGGAAAGCGGTGATACTCGAGCAGCATCCGTTGACGGTCGCAAAGCTGGCATCGTACACCACGGCAAAGGGAAGCAGTCCATTGTTCCCAGTCACCTGCATGCTGTAGAGACGGTCGTTGAGCCGTGGTTGCCTGCATGCGTCTCGGCAGCGGTAGCACTTCTTTTGCGATCCGTTGGCATCGCACCAAGCACAGGTCAGTCCCTCGATGATCGTCGATGTCATGGCTTAGCTCCCCACACACCAAGGATTGATTACTCGCCAAAATCCAGTGTCGTAAATCGCCCAGCCTTTGTCCCCGTTGACCTGCCAGGTGGCAATGTTGAACGAATCCAGGATCTGCGTCGAGTAGCCTGCGATTGTCGCTGTGGCGGAGCCAGCAGCCCAATTGGTCGTGAGTGTGTAACTGGCTTGCATGGCTCGGCAAGACAGATCCCAAATTCCAAAGCCAGCACCCCCGGAGAGTCCAGAAGTGTTGGCGACGATCTTTGCCAAGCCGAATGCACTACCGACTACCGATCCGGCGATCGGCATCACGAATCCGCTCGCGATCGAGTAGTCCGCCACCGCCAGTCCAGCGATCGCAACCCGACCGAATTTGCCTTCTGGTATTGGCTCGATCGTCACAGCCATTGATTCAAAATGAGGAGTGGCCCCACTGATCAGAGGCGTCAAGGCCTTGAGGGTGTAGTACCCCTTTTGGTAACTCGGATCTTTGCGGGGGCTGGCCTCCTGGCTCGATACTCCAGGAGGGTTTCCAGCCTGGGGGATCAAAGCAGCCTTGCCGATTGCCAGATTCGCACCGGTTTCATTCTTAGCGATGACATGTCCAGGCCCGAGGCCATCGAGGCCAGGCACCCCGAACGAAGCAGCATTGCCACGCGCAGCCTCGATGAGCTTCGTGATCTCTCTTTCACGGCTTGCCGATGGTCGGAATTTGTCGCCTGGGAATGTCATGATGAAGGGTTTAGATTCCTAGCAAGGCAAAATTGCCCTCTTCGTACACTCGTTCGACGTACACTCCGCGAGGTCGCCTGATGACATAGCCACCAGACTCCCACGCCTCATAGTCGATCCATAGGTACTCGTGCCCCTTCTTGGCAACGCCGGTAATTGTACCAAACGACAGCCCAGTCCGATTTGGCGAAGCGGAAAATTTGAAATTAACAGTCGTTTCACCATTGCTCGATTGCCTGAACTCAGCGCCGGTGAAAAGCAGTTCACCCTGGGCAAAATCTCGGAACGCTGCGTTGTTGGTCTTGTAGGTCAGATTGACCAGGGTCATCACATAGGGGAGGGTCAAGACACCCTTGGCAAGTGTCTTTTCGATCTGAAACTCCAGGCCAGGAATCCCGATCTCGACGCCCTTGACTCCGTTCTGGTCGACATTGATCGCCGATCCATAATTCGCAGCGCCAGAACCGTAGATCGTTGTCCCATACGACTGGGTGATTGTTTGGCTCTTGCCCTGGCTCGTGCCACTGTAGGTGAACAGCTCGATCGCACGAGATTCGTACCCAAAGACAATTTCCCATGCGTTTGGCGTGAGTGGCTTTGCCTTCGCAGTGACCATCTGCATCGCGGGAAGGACTCCGCTGGCCGCAATGGTCAATGGGAATGGAGTACTGGGCAAGTCGATAGCTGCTTGTGCAGCATCCTCTGCCTGGGTGTATCCGGTGACGATAGCAATGCGGTTGAAGCTTTTACGTCCACCAATGAGATCGAAGTCCGTTTCGCGAGACTCTGCGGTTTCATCAATGAAGATCGGCAAATGCGTCCATGCACTCATGATTTATTTAGGTCCCATAAGTAGGCGATGGTGATTGGGCGGTGTTCTTGGCGATCTGCGAGAGCAAGTCGTTCGACTTGGCCGACTGATCCGCCATTCGATCGAGAGCTGATGTAGTGCCACCCATCATGCCAGCAGCAAAGCCTGAGAACGTTCCTCCGACTTGAGTGGCAGTAGTCGCTTTGACCTGCTCGACGGTGGGAATCTTGCGGCTTGTCGGAGCGGACAGCGTCTTGGCTGTGTCGACCACGGCTTCAACGGCTTGCCCCAAAGGACCAAGGAAGGAAAGGAATCCTTTCCCTGGTGCGTTTTTGTCGATTTCTGCTTTCTGCGTTTCCAGTGATTGTCGGAGATCAGAAATCGATTTATCAAATACACCAAGGGACTGAGCGTTGCGTCCCTCGCGATCGCTCTTGGTTTGATTCGCCTGGGCAGTGATCCCCTGCGTCATTTGATTGGCCAATTGCAAGCGTCCAGTATTGCCAGCCTGAAGCTCCTGGTCTCGCTTCTGATTGGCAGTGTCTAGCGATTTCTGACGCGCATCGGCTCGCTTGGCAGCATCCTTGTCCATCTGCATCGCTGCTTTTTCGTAGTCAACCGAACGGTCGATCAGCGAATAGATGTACAGCAGCTTCTTGGCGATGAAGTTGACCGTTTCGTCGAACGCACCCTGCAACCAAGTGACTGCCGTTGCGAATCCTTTGGCTAGTTGGGTTGGAATCCCGGCCAGGGTGTTCACGACACCGACGACCATTTCAATCGCACCAATGGAAACCATGGCGGACAAATCCGTCCAAGCGTTCTGGAGCTTGGTGATCATCGAAAGCCACCCCGCATACAGGTCCCGCGTGGCGACCCGGAAGACCAGTTGCAGGCCTGTCATTGCGATTTGGCCTGCGGCTTGCCACTGGCCGGACATCAGAGCGGTCTTGATCGCATCGAACACCGGCAGCACAATCGATTTGAGCTCGTTGAACTTGGAGACCAGATAGCTGACCATCTCTCCCCCCACTCCGGAGAAGTAGAGAAACGCGCCGGCGGCGGCGGTGACTCCGACGACCACCAGACCGATCGGGGAAACCATGGCGGTGATCAAACCGACGATCATGCCGAATACTGTGGCAATCGCTCCACCGATCGCAGCCAGGCCGGTCATGGCCACCGAGGCGACGGCCGCAGCTCCACCGAGGGCGAAGAGGCCAGCCAGCAGCCCAGCTCCGACCGCAGTCCATTTGGCGATCGTGACGATCAACTCTTGGTTCTCGCCGATGAACTGACTCACGCTCGAGACCACACTGATGATCCGTTCGCCGACTGCGGTCAGCAACGGCGCGAGGGCCGAACCGATTCGGGTCTGTAGGCCACCGATCACGCCGAGCAGCCTGTCGAACACATCGCCAAGCTTGGCGGCAGCGGCGGCATCCTCGCCGGACATGGTTTGCCCAAGGTCCGCTGCATCCTGTTGGAGCTTGCGAATTTCCTCGGCCCCTCCGGAAAGCATGGGCACCAGGTCAGCACCCGCTTTGCCGAAGTACTCCATGGCCGCAGCACTTTTCAACGCTGGATCCTGGATCAATGACAGCTTGTCGGCGATCGCGATGAACTGCTCGTCAGGGGACATCTTCTGCAGATCAGCGACACTCAAGCCTAGAGCGGTGAATTTATCGGCAGCACCAGGCACGCCGGCTGCTGCATCGGCGATACCCATTTGCATCTTGCGGACACCCTTTTCAAGCGTTCCGATGTCGGTGCCAGAGAGCTTGGCTGCGTAGCCGAGCGACGAAACCGCCTCAGCACTCATGCCAGTTCGCTGGGCCATGTCGTCGACCGCACCGCCAGCGTCGGCGAAATTCTTCGCCAGGGCGACCAAGCCAGTCACAGCGACCGAGCCAGCGATCGCAGCAGGGAGGCTGAGTACGCTCTTGGAAAAGCCGGACAAGGCACCCTGGGCCGATGCGAATCCTTTTCCGATTCCAGTGCCCATGGTCGTCGCGACGCCTTTGAGCCGTGCCATCGCGGCTTGGACTTGGGCCATGCCTTTATCGAACGAGCCCTGTTTGGTCGCGATCTCGACGTAAGCTTGACCGGCCTTGATGTTGGATGCCATGTGTTACCTCACCGCTGCGATCGAGTTCTTGAACAGCTCGGGGAAATTGGGGGCTTCGGACTCGAGCGCAGGACGCATGAAGGGCCGCTTGGGGTACCGAGCTCGGCGACGGCGAGTCTCGAATCGATACCCAGGCCGCTCGTCATACCTTCGACGGCCGTCGACCCGTCGCCAATTGGCAGGTTCGCCCTCTCCCTCGATGGAAGCGTATCGGTACTCCCGAATGATCGCAGTCTCGCCCCGTTCATGCAGACCGGCCACGGTGCTCGTGACCGACTCGATCGTGAAGTTGACTTGGTTCAGTTGCACTGGGCCGACGATCGTCGATTCGCTTTGGGGCTGGTAGGCGAACAGGATCGTCTTGAGCGAGTGCGTGTTGGGCGAGTGAGCCGAAGGTGGAGAGCCAGGTGCCGAAGCGGACTTTCGCCGACGCATCGACGAGCGAGCTCGCTTGCGAACGAAAGCACCGGCCTTTGAAAGGACTTTGCGTTTCGCTTTTTTCAGCGAGGCAATCACTTTGGGGCGGTCGAAGAAAGCTTCGCGGACTTTGAATGTCACATTCATGGCGTGAATTTCTCCAGGGCCACGAACGGATCCTCGTAGTACACTCGAGTCAGTTCGACGCCGGCCGCATTGTGGACAGCGACCGAGTATCGATACTCTCCTGGCACCAGTCCGCCCGAGGTCGCCTTTGGCATCTCGCAAGTGAGGGACCATTTCCCTGATCCGATGTCGGCGGCGGTTCCAGTGACCGCGAATGGGTGAGTCCCGTTGGTTCCACCGAAGTGGACCGTGACAGCACCGACGGACATGCCTGGGATCGCCGAGATCGTCCAGACGAATGCGGTACCATGGGCGGTCAGGTAATCATCGCCGATGACGATCTGATCGATCGTGCCTTTGGCGGTGACAGGGCCAGCATAAGAAACCTTGCCAGCGGTGATCGTGTTGGTCTTGGCCGCGATCGATTGCATGACCGCT